CAATGAACCCGACGAACCTTACGATATAATCTATGCTGACTAGTATCCTAAAAAAATACTTTGCCAGCATAGCCGTAACCATACTGACACTTGCAAGCCTAATAGGTATACCTATCAAACAACTAGCAAATCAACCAGACTATAACCCTAAGTGTGTTAAATTAGGCGCTACTATCTGGAGCAAGCAACGGGCTAAGGCTTATGCCTTGGCATACATGCAAGTCCATCATCCATCATGGGGAAGAGCAGAGTGGCGTGCACTTAACAAACTATGGGGTAAAGAATCAGCATGGAATATGCATGCAGATAACCCAGAGTCTAGTGCTTATGGTATTGCACAAGTTCTTAACACTAATCCCAAGACTCCAGCCCCTCTCCAGATTGAGAGGGGGCTGTCGTACATAGTACATAGGTACGACAAGCCATCAATCGCTTGGTCACATCATAGAAAAAAAGGTTGGTATTGACATGAAATCATATTACATTATACAATGTGAAATAGAAGTCGAAGCAAGTGATGACGACACAGCGTTGTCATTACTAATAGACACCATAGGATTCAGTGGATTTAAAATGATTCGCTGGATAGATACATCACTATCAGAAAGAGAGAGAGCAAATGCAGAAAACAATGACAATCAATGACCAACTCGTAGAGTTAGGTACACTAGTAGACAATCATGCAACATCTATTCAACGCAAAGGCGCAACTGCAATAGAAGACTTTTTCATAGAATATGAACAAGATGTGTATGAGCCAGGTGATGTACTAACAGCCAAGTTATTGCATTACTTAACAGACATTCAAGTGCGTGACTATGCACTAGGATTACTTGAGCCTGACAATGCAGATAGGATTATACCTGCATTACTTTATCTTGTTAACAATGCACCAATAGATACTATCTATATCAATGCACCAGCATCACTACTTGCTGCTTTGCACTATGAAATGGGTAATACTGCTGATGCATTCTTAATACTATCAACAGCACAGCAAGACTATTCATTAGCAAGATTACTTGACCGTGTGTTTAGATATAACTGGACACCATCAGGCTTTGCTAAAATGCGCAAAGAATTACACCCACAAGTAATAGCAAACATCTTCGGAGAGGATAAGTAATGCTAGAAGTTACAGAAGCATATAATAACAAAGCAGTAGATAAACTAAACAAGCAGGCTTGGGTTAAAGCAGGCACTGCTGTCAACGCTGGCTCTGCATCAGAGGCTGCAAAGCAGGCTGGTCTTGACTGGAATGTAATGCTTGCAGATATGGAAGCAATTGTTTCTAATAAGGTTAATGATTACGAAACAGTAACCGACCACTATCCTGTACCTAAACGACAGGCTGTACTTAAACTAGGCAAAGATAATACCAATGAAGTTATAGGTGTAGTCGGTGACAAGTATAAAATTGTGCAAAACATGGAAGTATTTTCTGCACTAGATACTCTAGTTGATTCAGGTGATGCACGGTACACAGCAGCAGGTGAGTACAACAATGGCTCTAACATCTGGATGGTAATGGAATTACCAGCAGGTGTACAAGTAGCCAATGACCCACATGCTGCCTTCTTGCTGATACAATCATCACATGATGGTTCATGTGCAGTACGCATTCGCCCTATCATTGAGCGTTTGTTCTGTATGAATCAAATCAATCGCATTATCAAAGGCAAGCATAAGAACGCTTACACCTATGTTATGAAGCACACTACTAACTCTGTACTGTCAGTCAATGACATACGCAACATCACTCAGTTGACTTATGATTCTATTCAAGAGTATGAAACAGTAGCAAGTACGCTATTGCAACGCACAGTTGATGACCGTCAAGTGCGTAACATCTTCAAGTCTGTATGGGCACTACCATCAGAAGTTGAAGAATCACCAGACCATTTACTATCACAAGGTCAACGCCGTCAACGCACCATTGCATTCAATGGGCGTGACTCAGCATGGAATATCTACAGCCAATCACCTACACAAGAGAACATCAGAGGCACAGCCTTTGGTGTATGGCAGGCAGTCATTGAACATGCCGACCATCATGCTTCTGGTGGCTCTGACAAACGTGCCATTGCCACCATCAGCGGACGCAATGACCGCATCAAAGACAAAGCACTAGACCTAGTGCTTACAGCATAAATTTACCTAGCATGGGTAAAGCGCAGAACTTATGTCGTTACTCCTTATTTCTCCATAAGTTACATCTCACTGGGTTGCTCCGCCAGTGGCGAACACGGGGCACACACAAACAACGAGAGGGAAACATGAACACAATAGCAATTACCAATGAAATAGCAGGAGAGATTGTTACAATTACATACACAGAACTAGAAGTACTAGGCTTTGTAGAGAAAGCGAAATATGCAGATGATATACAAAAGTCCTACGATGCAGTTACTAAGGAAATCCGTACTATTAGAAATGAAGTACGTGACTTCTTCAGTGAAGGTGAATGGAGTGACGGTGAAACAACAGTCAATAAGGGTGATGCAAATACAATGCTTGAAAGCATTGGATGTAACAAACTTACCAGCAGATACAGCGGAACCTTTGTCATCACAGGTACATTCAATCTTGATATAGAAGATGAAGATGAAATCCAAAGTATTATTGAAAATAACACTGATGTGTCAAACTATTCCGTTAATGACATGGATGTAGATGGTATTGAAGTACATGACATTGAAGAAGATAACTAATGAGTAAAAAACTACAAGACAAGTTAGACCAAGCATCTGCTGCTGCACAAATAGTATTAGATAAAATACTAGATGAGATTGATAATGAGTAGCGCATACGTACCATACAATGGTACTGCTGGCTGGTCAGGTACGGATACATCTCAGCAAAGAGCAGTAGATAATATCCACTCTGGTCGAGAGTTAAACAACCAGCAGTTAGCATTAAAGTATTTGATAAGCACAGGCACACATGGTGCTACATGGAAAGAGATAGCAACAGCAACAGGCTGGCACCATGGCACTGCTAGTGGTGTACTATCAGTACTGCATATGTCGGGTGCAATTGTACGACTATATGCAACACGCAATAGATGTAAAATTTATGTGCATCAAAACTTTAAAGATGAAGTCAAGGTAGAACCACGCAAAAAACCAGAAAAGTTTTGTCCGCACTGCGGCAATGACATCAACGCATAGCCGTCACTATGCTATGATGGGACAACTAGTAGGGCGGTAGGTTTTGGCTCTCTCCTTGTCCTACCCCTTACTAGTATCTAATCAAAGGAGACACATGGCAGAAGTAGAAATACCAAGAGATAGATACGGTAGACCTATGGTTGTACCACCTAAGGGTGGTAAGCCAGTACCTTACACACGCACTACTACAGTTGCAGGTTCATTAGATGATGGCACTGGTTTAGTAGCATGGAAGTTACGGATGGCAGCAGCAGGATTAACACTGCGTCCAGACCTATTGCTTGCTGCATCAGCATATAGAGATAACAAACTAGAGATGGATAAGTTAGTTGAAGATGCAATGGAAGCAGCAGGTGCTACCGCTCAAGCAACTATCGGTACTGCAATACATACATTAACAGAAAAACATGACAGAGGTGAAGACCTTGGTGTTATCCCTGATGATTATGTTGCAGACATACAAGCATACGCAGATGCAACAAAGCATTTCAAAAACATATTCATTGAACAGTTTTGTGTGTTAGATAAATACAAGATTGCAGGTACACCTGACCGCATCGTTGAATACAAGGGCGAGTTGTTTATCTCTGACCTCAAGACTGGTAGCATTGCCTACCCTAATAAGATTGCCATGCAGTTAGCAGTGTATGCACACGGCTTGCCGTATGACCCAGCCACGGCAACCCGTGGTGCTTGGGGTGGTGTGAACCAAGACAGAGGAATCATTGTCCATCTACCTGCTGGTAGTGGTAAATGTGAACTACACTTTGTTGACATCAAGCAAGGATGGAAGGGGATAGAACTAGCAATGAAAGTTCGAGCCTTCCGAGATACAAAAAAATCCCTAGTAACACCAATCAAGGAGTAAAATGACACACAGCGAAGCACCAATCAGTATCACAGTTAAATCAGCAGCAGGTTCATTAGTCACACTGCGTGCTACTAATGCAGAAGAACTAGACCAAGTAGTAGCACTATCAATAGCATCACTATCATCTGCAGTAACAGAACTAGAAGCAGCAGTGCGTGGCACTAACGCAGCAGTACCACCTAGCCCAACAGTTGCAAGCATTGCATCACAGTTTGGTGCAACAGTAATTAATGAGTCAGTAATGCCAGCATTTGTATCTCCAGGTGCAGGTGCACGCAACTGCCCTCACGGTACAATGACACGCATCCATGGTATGACAGGTAAGTTTGGTCCATACAAAGGACACTTCTGTCCTGCTAAACAAGGAGACCCAACTAAATGCACAACAGTATATGTTAAGGCAGGCTCACCAGAGTTTGCCACATTTACAGCCGACCAAACAAAAGCATAAGTGAAAACACTACGCCGTAGTATTAACAAGGCAGAGGTGGGGGGGGAACCATTACCCCCACCTTTCCAGGCTTTCCAGCGTGAAGGTATCATCTTGCGTAGAGCAGAAGTTACTATCATTGCAGGTACTCCAGGCGCAGGTAAATCATCTATTGCATTACATATCGCAGCAAGATTAAAACAACCAACACTATACTTTTCTGCTGATACTAATGTACATACAATGGCAATGCGTTTGCTTGCTATGAAAGCCAAGATAACACAACAAGAAGCAGAGTACATGCTTAAGACAGATGGAACTAGGGCAGAAGAATATCTGCGTGAGTTCTCTGGTATGTACCATCACCTACACTTAAAGACTTAGATGATGAAGTCTCAGCATTTGAGACTATGTGGGGCAGAAGCCCTACTCTTATAGTTGTAGATAATCTTATGGACATAGCCATTGATGGACATGAAGAGTTTGCAGGTATGCGACAGGTTATGAAAGAGTTAAAGTTTCTAGCCCGTGATACCAATGCGGCAGTACTTGTGCTACACCATACTCAAGAGGGTTCAATGGGCTATCCTTGCCAGCCACGCTCAGCGTTGCAAGGTAAGGTTGCACAGGTACCAGCAATGGTGTTGACTATAGGACAGATGATGCAAGGACAGGATGCATACTTGTGTGTAGCCCCAGTTAAAAATAGATATGGTAAGGCAGACCCAACAGGTAATACTTACATATCTTTATCATTCGACCCAGCATCTATGTATCTTGAAGACATAGTGCGTGACTATAGACAACCAGAGATGACAGTATGAGTAGTGCAGCCAAAGCCAAAGGCAGTGGAGCAGAACGAGATGTAGTTAAATACCTTAAGGAATGGTTTCCATATGTAGATAGGCGATTGGCTGGTGCTACGCTAGACAAAGGTGACATCAGTGGTATACCTGGAGTTACAATTGAAATAAAAAATCATGCCAAGATGAACTTGGCTGGATGGACAGAAGAATTGTTAACCGAAATGGGTAACGATAAAGCGTGGACAGGTGTAGTGTGGCACAAACGGGTGGGTAGGGGAAGTCCAGCCGACTGGTACTGCACTATGCCTGGACATGTATATGTAGATTTACTAAGGAGAGCACTTGGAGAAACCAAGCATTGAAGAGTATCTTCATTATATAGGTGCAGATACACCAGCAATAGGTGCTGGTTGGCGCAAGATGAAGTGTCCCTTTCATCACGATAGTCATGCGTCAGCAGCAGTTAACTATGACAAAAACGCCTTTGTCTGCCACGGTTGTGGTGTCAAAGGCGATACTTATTCCCTAATCATGTACAAGGAAGGTGGCAATTATCGTGAGGCTCTCAAGTTCGCAGAAGAATTTCTTATTACAGGCAACACAGAGGTACGCAGCAAAGATAGAACTAGCAAAAGAGTATCTATCAAGCCGTCATCTATCGGTAGAAGAGGCAAAAGTCTTTCACTTGGGAGTGGTAGACGACCCACTTCCAGGGCATGAGACTTATGTAGGCAGACTAGCCATACCTTACATCACGCCATCAGGCGTGGTTGATATTAGATTTCGTGGCATGTGCAACGAAGACCCTAAATATATGGGAT